ATCCTCACCTAGTAATTTGGTATAGGCTAACGCCCAGTTTCTACGTTCTTCTACGTTAGTGGCATGCACCATATAATAAAAGATCTCATTGATACTAGAGAGAGCCTGTGCTCGTTTTAGGTCATCATACCACGCTGTTATTTCCATCAATCACCTCCTTTGATGCCTTATGCCTAGCAATAGCTGCCTCTTCTATATTCTGCAAGCTGCGCTCAAACATCTTGATTTGCGACTCACCTAAGACCTTAGTTTCAATAGGGCCTCCATCTTTGCCTGAAGTCTCTATGCGCTCTACATAGCCGCGATTTTTGCCTTTAGTCTTCATGTAAAAAATGATAGCAGCCGGATTTTCTTTATCAATTAGCGTCTGTAACTTAGATTCAACAAAATCTAAGGTTTGCTCCCCAGCTTCATCACAGTCGGCAGCAAATTCAGGGTCTGCCTTGCGCCAATCATAATAAGTTCTGCGCTCTATCCCAGCCTTTTTACAAGCATTCGTTATAATTCCTAAGCTATCTTTAAGGATTTGGGGGAACTTTTCTTTTATGTTGTGTAGTCTGTTAGTGACCTTCACTGGTTAGATCTCCTAATATTCACTATAAATATCAGTAGCATAGCTCATGAGGAAAGAAAAGCAGAAAGGTAAAAACTGTTTATAAATTCTTTCTACTTCTAATCTCCCTCAGGCGTAACATCATAGAACTCTTCGCCTTCATCTGTAGTAATGGTAAGCTCGTGGTATGATCTCCCATTAGCCTCATATATATTGCCAATAATGGCCTCATCATCGCCTATAGACTCGAGGGCGTTAATCCAATCTTTAATCTTCATCAGTCCTCTTTAATACACAGAATCACATTCATGCCGTCTTCGTAGTTTTTGTCTATTACTTTATCGATGTGCGATATTTCATTAAGAGAGTGATCAAATACCTTTACAAAGCTTTGTGGGTCATAAGCATCTAAAATTGCCATTAATTTTTCTACTTTAATTGTCATTATTCAGTACTCGCTACTACGGTTGGATCATCAGAACTTAATTTATGCTCTAGCAAAGTACAAGCACCAAATATGGCGAAAAACAACAAGATGTTTATAAATAAAAGTTCCTGCATCGTATGTTTTGCATTCATATTGCAAACCTCAATAAGATATTGATTATTCAATACAAAGGATGTTAGTTAATTGAGGAAACATGTCAATAGGTTAATTATGCATAAACACGATGAATATGCCTTGTGCGCCCAGTTCTGGCACGAATACCAAACCTTGAGCTCCATGAATCAATTTAGAAAGGAGCTTTATGTGTTCCATGTAGAGAATGAGCGTAAGTGCAGTGTGGCTCAATATATCAGGCGCAGTAAAATAGGTGTGGTTTCGGGAGTGGCAGACTACATAGTACTTGTAGAGGACGGACGCTTTGCAGCAATAGAATTCAAGCGCAATGCGCAAGCCATTAAGAAATTTAATCAAGGCCAAGAGGATTTTAAAGCTATGTGTAATGCCTTTGGGGCTCCATATTTAAAGACTTGTAGCGTGGCAGAAGCTATAGACTTCCTCAAATCTCTATAATATCGCTTGACTGTAATGTAGTTTTAAACTACATTGCCCCTTCAACGCACATTATATGGAGTAAGTATGCGAACCTTAAGCAAGAGACCACACGACCCTTTAGTCTATTATGCCAAATTATGTTATGGCATGACTAATACTACACAAAGCCAAATAGAGGCTATTGAACGCCAATTCCTACGTGAAAGCAAAAAAGACGTGATTGACTCAACTGTACTAGATAAGTATTTTACTCAACTTATTATACTTTTGGAAGATGTCCTCGATGAATCTAGAATGTTAAGCAATATGATTCTAGAGAGGGAATGATGTTTATACCTATGTGGATTTTAATTATCGCCGTCATTTTATTTTTATGTAGTGAGAATTAATATGACCAATCAAGAGAAACTTGCCCAATGTGAAGAGCACTTGCTTAACGAACATTTTAGGCGCTTAAATTTGCTAGAAAATCCAGTCGATCCTGATTGGTATGACGATGGAGATAAATACGAATAAAATGCCTCGCAAAAGCCAGATAGAAGAGGAAATAGAAAGAAATTATAGAATGATTCGTATAGGCGATGAAATCAACTTCCTTCACAAACTGGCAATTTTGATAGTTATGATAATACTGGGAGCGTTGCTATATGCAACGCTCGCCCAGTGGAATTATGCTAAAATCCGTTATTTAGAGCGTCATAAATTAGAAGCTGCTGAGCAACTAGAGCATGAAATCATTTAAGCTTTAAGCGCTTTATATCTCTCATTACAACATCCTGGCACACTACCCAAAATTTAGGGTCTCCGCGTTTACGCCAATCCCGGGCCTCTGTGGTGACGTCTTTTAGGTAGCCCTTGTCTAGTAGCCTAATTACAGAACTTCGTACCTTGGTGGAGTTCTCAAGGCTCAGAAACACACTTTCGCAAATCTCCTTTAGAGTAGCTTGATTCGGTTCGGCGAATGGTCCCGATAAAAAAAACTCCAGTAAATGTGCCTCTAGGTAATCATGACTGCAGATTTCAAAGATGTCTTTGCGCAAGATTAGTGTAGGCTGGTTAGGATTCTTCATATTTTGGTGGCCTCGTGTTATTTTTACGGTAGTACTCTTGCATTATTTCATCAGTTTCGTCTTGGTCCTCTTCACTCCATGTGTCGCGATAATTAACGTGGCGCACGGATGGATAAATGATGGCCTTAGAAATATCCGTTTTTTTTGAATCGGTATGTATAGGAACATCATTCTTAATGCGATTTTCGTTATATATCAATCGCTTAGTGAATTTTACTGCTCGATTGGATCCATATTGCTCGTAAATCTCAAGACTGCGACGGCAGTGGCCATAGAAGATTCGGTTCCATTCATCTGGCGCTAGCTCCTTGGTAGAAAGCGGATTACTAGACTGCATTACGGATATTTGGAAGGATTTAGTCTCTTCCTCGATGAACTCATCCGTCACTCCTAGCTTTTCTTTCAGATTTTTGTGTGTTTGATATTTTGGCAACCAATTCTCAGTCATCGAGACTACTTTTTCAACTTCCTCATTCAAAATAAAATTGGAAGTATTGGCTTTAGTATTAATACTTCTTTCTTCTTTCTTCTTAAGAGTAGATTGTCGGAACTTGGAGTTCCGCATTGTGGTAATATCTGGCTTTGCGGGGGGTATATCAGCTCTAGTGCCGCATTTATGCGCGGTTGCGGGATCTTGGTTTAACATGTCATAACGATACTTATATAAGCATGCAGAACCTAATCTAGGCTTCTTCCACTCTACAAAACCCTTTGATTTCAATGAGTTAAGCAGCTTTCTTATCTGCCTATCTCCAACTCCTAAGTCTTTAGCTATGGTTTTTTGAGATCGATATACTTTGCCGGTCGTGTTATCACTATAACTTATAATATAATCGAGAAGAACGCTTTCAGCCCTTGAACACTCAAGGCGAGCACGTTTCATTACTTCTGATTGGATTTTTAAAAAATTTCCATTGGATAAAGTCAGGTGACTTTGTTGATAATTCAATTCACTATTGGTAATTGTATCTTGATTGGCACAACATGCGATATTACCAATGATATTTTGTGCTTGTGTTTCTGTTTGGGTGGGGTATAAATTAATCATAATTCACCTTGGGGAAGGATGATAAGTTAAAAGGTCGCTCATGGCGGCCTTTTTTCATAAGTGTTTCCAAAGATACGCATTTGAGCGCATCCTGGCAACAGAGATTGTTAAAATTATTTTTAGAAGAATTTTCGTTATTTACTAACGAGTTATTAGCATTTGTAATGCTAGCGTTGCCAGAAATGTAAGATTCTGCTTGCGATATACTGTGCTTGGTGTAAAAAAGGGTCATAGGTTTTTTCCCTCCTGGAAAAGATTTATATGTAAAAAAGGTCATAAAGCGTTTTTATCCTAGAAACTGTGTTTGGTGTAAAAAAGGGTCATAAAGCGTTTTCATCCTAAAAAAGGTTGTTATGAGCTGTTGTGGACTCATAATGTTAATAAATTGCAAAAGGTCGCGCAAGCGGCCTTTTTCTTTGATAAATGCGACTTCTAATAAATAGCTCGTCATCCTAATATTGGCAATCGCTATTCTCAAACATTTGTAACTTTTTTTCGCTTGCCAACTTGTCTCCCACGTATATTATTGAAAAGTCTTATCTTTTATTCCATGTTTAATTTAAGGCAGTGTCTACTCAGGTAAAGTTGTTATACCAGACACTAATATTTCATTAGGATTACTTAAGTAATTGATTTACTTACTATATCTATAAGTTTGCTAGACGATAAAAAACACCCTGGGCGTGATACCTCAGAGTGTTTTTTATTGCGCAAAGCCAGATATTACCTTACAATGCGGCTACCGTGTCCTGTTAATTAGGTAGCCTGGACACGGTATTCAGTTATTCGAATTAATTGAACAACTTGCAAAATATTGAACGATGATTAGTATTAACTATTCAATTAATTTTGAGTATATGCTCTACGTTTTCCAGGTGCCGACATTTTAACAGCCTTTAAATTTGGATTGGCTTTTTTAGCGGCTGGAGAAGCTTTTCTGGTAGCAGAAGCTAGGATTGCTCCGGCTGCTTTTTTTGATACTCCCTCTTTTTTGGCGATAGAGGCGGCTACTTCAGCAAAACCCAGATGTTTCTTTTTCATGACGATACTCCATATATTACAATCCCATATTACCTTCGGGAAAATATTTTGCACGTCTTAATTTAAGAATTTCTACATAAGCCCTATGCTCAGCTTTACTTCTAGGTAAGAGCTCATCATACTCAAGTTGAGCAGCTCTTTCGTCAAATAGCTCTTGTTCTTCTCGAGAAATCATGAGGTAAAACCGCCTAATAGCGGTATCTTGAAGCACGTATAACCCTAATGATGCCTTTCTTCAAATACCGCATGAAATGCCCGTGCAATCTTCTGGAAATATAAAGGATCGGACAATAAATACATAAGTATTCTACGCATCTCAACAACTTCAATGCCTGTCTCTGTAGCGATAGGTGTAAGTATTGCAAGCAACTTATCAATATTCATTTCGCCCCATTCTTGCTTTTTAGCTTCTATCATATCTAATACTGAATAAACAATAATAGCCTTTTCATCTCGGCTAGGGCTGCTTAGCGATTTAATGTATTTGCCGTATTCTCCCAAATTTCTAAACTTAGGTTTCTTAAGCTCTTCTAGAGCCTCTTGCATAGCATCAATATACTTAACTTCATTTACTGATAATTTGCCCATGAGATTTACTTAAAGATTATGTATAACAGAGCGTTACATAGAGTAAATGAACTGTCAAGTTTTCCTTGACAGTTCATTGGAAGTTGGAACATCCTATCTACTAATATCACCTTGATCTGGTGATTTGCAAGCATTTACTGCTTTGTTTATTGCTTCATTTTTTGCTTTTTCGCACCTACCTTTGGCACCCTCTAATAAAAGAGCAGCGGCAAATTGCTTTTCGGCATCGTCTTTACCTAAGTGTAAGCCGGTAACATAAGCAAACTTATCAGCAAAATTAAAGCCTAACTCTTTATTGATGTGTGGAATATTAAGATTAGTAAGCTTTTCTACACACCAAGTTGCGCAGTTATGAGCTTTAAAGCGTTCTCTGTAGTCAAATCCTTGGAAAAAGCCGTTTTCTGAAAACAAATTTGATGTACCCAATGCGAGAGCATTAAAAGCCATTATGCCCAAAGGAATTGGATCATTCCCTAGTACGTGACTTATACCGGTAGTAACTAATATTCCAGACGCGAGAAAAGCAGAATGCATTTTACGCTCTTCAAATTCTCCTTTTTTTAGAATACTAGCAACGCCATATAGGGAAAATCTAGGGGGGTTAGCTACATCAGCTTCAATATCAGCAAACATTTCGTGTACTTGATCTGAGGTTAAAAGCCAGGTTCTGTGACTAATGTCATTTATCGTGTACTTAGTACTGGAGGACTTCCATAAAAGCAAATTAAATTGAGGATGAAGTTTACTTGCGTTAATTATAGCGCGCTCATCTTCCTCTATCCTAGCAAAGCCCGGATTGTTGTCATCATAATATATTTCTTTTTTAAAGAAAGTAGTGGGAGTTTGTACAACCAAAAAAGCATGCTCTCTTTCAAAGGTATTATGATTATGCATCACATAACTTACGGCCCATTTGTCAGCTGTAATATGAATGTCTGGATTAAAAATTGATTTCGTTTGCATAGATACTCCGTGTTTATGTTAAAGGCTTACGCCTTCTTTGAGTATACACTCTCTAAAACACAGAGCTAATAGAGTTTTGTTAAGATCGCTCTATGCTGCTTTCACCTGGCTCACTGACTACGATTTCTTCAACATCAGGGGTGTAGTGCTTTTCAACATAGCCAATTTTTTTAGTATGAGCTTCTCTGAGTATGTATTCTATAGATTTTTCTTTATAGTGATCTATTCGCTCTTTAATGGCTTTTTCTTCTTGGCGCCCTTGATAATAGACCTCACATATGTACGCGAGCGCCGGAATATTAAATGCTGTTAGCATGCAATAAGTTATACATTCATATGTTTTGGGAAATAATTTGGATGCAATATAGATAGCAATATTAGTTAACGTGGCTATTCCAGTATAACCCGCGCAATATAATCTAAAATGAGCTGCAGGGTGACCTACAACACCATAGCTGCCATATAATAAATGTTCATATGCGCTCATGCGAACTGATCCCGGAATTGATTTCATCCAATTAGGTTCTAGTTTATCATAAAATGGGGCAAAGATAGGGTTTGTTATTGAATCGTCTTCTTTTTTATTGGAGGCACCGAGGCCGTAGCAGTGGGTCATGAGTTTAGCGTGATATTGGTGCAGTTTAATATATCGCGGATCGACTATTTCAATCTGCTTCTCTTTGCTTGTCTCTCGTTTTTTCATGATACACCTCAAATAATTAATAATAACACTTGCCGTATATGTAGTTTTAAACTACAATTATTGGGTAAAGTCAACAATATAATGATACTGATGCCCAAATCTAAAACTGTTCTTCGCTCTATTCGCATGCTCCCAAGCACCAGTCAACACCTGATAATAGCCAGACGTTACTTTGATTGCTCAATGGACGTGTTACTTATACTAATGCTAAATGCCATTCGTATAGCCCCTATATCCGATAACACTATATCAGACGAAACAATAGATAACTTCTATAAAGAAGTAAACAAGTACGCCGACGCTGATACCTATTTATTAAAGGACTGATATGGCGCTTACAGCACAACAGCGTAAGGATCGACGGCTAGGTGTGGGTGGCTCGGATATCGCAGCTATACTTGGTATATCTAAGTGGGCGACCCCTCTTGATATTTACTTAGAAAAACTCTCAACTGAAGAGCCAGAAGATGACTTGGGCAACCCATTTACCGAGTGGGGTAATCGACTTGAACCCGTAATAATCAAAAAATTTGAAGATTTAACAAACATACAATGCGCAACAGATATGGATACTTTTATACATCCGGAATATCCATATATGCGCGCTAATATAGACGGTAAATTAATAGGTGAAGATGCAATACTCGAATGTAAAACAGCTGGCCAATTCGCTGGTAAAGAATGGTCAGATCTTGGCGCAGATAATATTCCTGAGCCTTATTTACTTCAGTGTGCTTTTTATGCTGAAGTTGTTGGATGCGCTAGAGTTTACATCGCTGTCCTCATCGGTGGTAACGATTTCAGGGTTTACCATTATGATCGCAATCCTGCTCTGGGCAAGCTTATATTAGCTAAAGTTACAGATTTTTGGGAAAATAATGTTCTAAAAGAAATTCCGCCAATGCCAGTGAATTATAATGATGCCCTAAAGCTATGGCGTACCACGGAAACCGATGAATTAAAGCTAGCAACTGATGAAATTCTTAAGACGCTGAAAGAGTTACGCTCCTTAAAAACTGATAAAAGAAATATAGAAGCGCAACTAAACCTTAAGCAAATGGAATTATATAATTTTATGCAAACAGCGCAACAGATAAATTCTCACGCAGGTGATGTGCTGGTGACTTGGAAGACACAAAGTATAAATAAGTTTGATGCTGCTAGGTTTAAGGTTGAGCACCCAGAGTTATACGCATTATACATCAAGACAATGCAATCACGAGTATTAAGAATCAAAGGAGATAGAGAATGAACAACCAGCTACAAACTAGACCAGCAGAAACCTTCTCGCTAACGCCTAAGACGTTAGAAGAAGCTATGAAGTATTCAGAAATGCTAGCTAAAAGCCAAATGGTTCCTAAGGGTTATCAAGGCCGCGCTTCCGATATACTGATCGCCGTACAAATGGGTCACGAGCTTGGCTTAAAACCAATTCAATCTCTACAGAATATAGCGGTGATAAACGGCAAGCCCTCTATTTATGGAGACGCTTGTTTAGCGCTGGTAAAGATACATCCAGAATTTGAAGACATTAAGGAGTATTTCGATGAAGCAGCGCAAGCTGCTATATGCGAAATTAAACGTAAAGGACAAACTTTGCATACCGCTGTATTTAGTATAGAAGATGCAAAGAAAGCGGGGTTATGGAATAAGCCTGGGCCTTGGACTCAGTATCCAAAGCGTATGTTGCAATTCCGTGCTAGAGGTTTTGGGCTGCGTGACGTTTTTCCAGATGCATTACAAGGATTAATCTTAGTTGAAGAAGCACAGGATATGCCAAGAGATATGGAAACCGTAGGCGAAACAAAGACTTACACCTCTGCTACTGACAGACTCATAGCCACCTTGGGTGCTTCTAAACAGTCTCCGCTACCTGAAAATACCCAAACATCTACGGACATAGAAACTACAGCCGAGGTAGTTGCGGAAATAATGCCTGCAGCCTCACTAGCTGAACAATTAACTATGCTTGTGGGAGAAAAGGCCGTACCAATAGAAGTAATGCAAAAATGGTTAAGTAAATCCGGAGCAACTAAACTATCGGATATGTCTGATGAAGATTTAACCAAGTGCATTGCGTATGTGCATGAGAAATATTAAGGTAAATACATAAAAATCAACAAGTTAAGTCAATGATTGAATACGAAAAAATAGAATATACAGATGGTGAAATTTCTTATCATAAGTCCTTCTATAAATTGAGAGCTGGTGGCAAGTCCATACAGAAGGTCAGAATGACTGGATTCTGTGCAAGATTACCAACTAAAATCCATATTTCAAAACCTAAAAAGACCATAGTTACCAAGCAAGAATACGAAGAAGCGTATGCTAAGCGTATAATTTGGAAAGACGTTGAAATCGAGTAAAGAATAAGAAAATCAACAACTTAAGAGGATTAGAATGCAATTAAGCATGGAAGAAGCTGAACATGTAGCCAAAGTTTATGCGGCCATTTCCAGTATAATGGTGAGAGAATTTAGTGAAGACCCAAACGGGTTTTACAAAGGAATTAGCGCCTTAATAGCGATTTTAAGCAGCCTTTTTGTATCTAACAAAATGCCTCCGGAAATAAGGAAGATGTTTTTAGATGAGTTTGCAAAAAACGTTCTTGAATATACACGCAACCTGCAGGAAGATCTTGAGAATCAATAGGTTACACCATATCCCTGACGTCACGAAAATGGTACTAAAAGTATAAATTCGCTATACATTTCAATTGGTTAAGGGGGAAACTTAGATGCAATAAGAATCTGGGATCACTGCTCTATACAACCTCCTAATTGATTATAATAAGGTATATAGAAGAATGGGTTAATCTCAAGTAACCCGCTGGTTTGAGGATAATAGCCTTAGCGGGTTTTGTCAGGAAGAGTATATCACGTACGAGGTATTAAACTATTTTAATGCTTCTCTAATGCAACCTCTCAAGCGTAATGTCGTAAATCTTATTACGGTGATCTATGGCTATTATGGTTATAACTCCAACATCTATCTCTAACATATCAATAAAAAAGACTACGCGATAATCTCCCACTCTTAAACTCCTATAAGTCCTAAGCTTGTTTGCAAGCGGCTTGCTGAAGGCTACTGGGTTGGTTAGCAATTTTTTGTTTATAGCTTTTCGCACCTCTTGCCAGACGCTATTACTTAAACTAGGGATATCAAGTTTAGTGACCTTTGGGTTTAAAATAATTGTATAGGTCATTTTTTATCCTTAAACATTTCTTGAACTTCTTCCCAACTTTTCCACACTTCTTCATGGGGTATGCCCTTCTCCCCAAGTAACTCAGCTTCTTTCTGTCTGCTTATAGCAAGCTCAAGCCAAAGTTTGTTTTCCATTTCTTCAAGAGCGTTCTCTAATATTTCACGAGCCAGTGTACCAGCGTGCTTACTTTCTTGATGAGCAAGCGCATTTAGGAAATCTGTAGTTTCCTCTTTTAGCACCAAGTTCATTCTGTGTTTAGCCATTTTGTGTCTCCTAAGGTTATACACGGCAGCGTAACACAGTTGAGCTTGAGTGTCAACAGCGTGACAAAATTGACAAAACTGCCAAAAGTACTTAGGAATTATTTTTCCTAGGTTGACATGGGTATGACCAGCAAGAAAGCCAAAAATAGCTGCTGTATGATTTCTGGCTTTTTTAAATTTAATTTCTGGCTATTTCTGGCTTAGATAATACGGGGCTTCCAGCGATTTGTGAAAAACGGACCAAAAGTGGCCCAAGTGTGACCAAAAGTGGAAAAGTGTAAACTGGCGTTAATAAAGAGGTAATGAGTTTACACTTTTCCTAGTGCAAGATACTACATCTAGTATACCAACAAGGACCTCTATAATAGAATCTTCCCAAAATCTTCCCATTTCCCCATAATATCTACACTTCATACCACATATCTATTGCACATTTCTAATTCCACCTCTATCTTGATAAAAGGGGTTGTTGGTATATAGCTTAGTGATAAAGCAATGCCTCAATAGCGAGGAGAGAAGAGTTTGATTCTCTTTGTGCCGATAATACCTTACAAGCTTGGCTGTTGGCATGTAGTTTAATGGGTAGAATGGTGTTTTTTAGCACTAGATGCGAGTTCAAGTCTTGCTGTGCCAACAGTTTTAATATTTTAGGAAAAGAGAATGATAGATACATTAGAAATCACAAAACGCTTACTAAAGGCCAAAGATGATAAAACCTATGCTGAAGAGATTGCACATATTTTCAAGGAACAGGAAGGTGCAATTAATATAAACAATTTAGCCACTAAAGATGATCTTAAGGAATTAAAACATGAGATGCGTTGGTTGATAGGGCTCGCTTTTGGGGTTTTAGCGCTATTAATAAAATTTAGCTAATTCAGACGAGCAGTATAACAAAAATTGTAGGCAAGTAATTTATGAAAGTAGGATATGCAAGAGTCTCAACTAAAGATCAAATCCTAGATTTGCAAATAGATGCTCTAGAAAAAGCCGGGTGCGTCAAAATATTCAGCGAATATGTATCTGGAGCAAAAGCCAAAATGCCGCAACTTGAAGCATGTCTAGAGTTTTTAAGACGTGGGGATACGTTAGTCGTCTGGCACATAGATAGACTGAATCGAGGCACGCTTAAGCTTTTAATGTTACATGACGAATTAAAGAAGCGGGGAATTACTTTGGAATGCCTACAACTCCCAGTAAATTTCAATGATCCTTTGGTAGGTACGTTAATGTTGCAATTATTTAGTGTGCTTGCAGAATCCGAGCGTAACATTAAGATAGAGCGTTCTAAGGCTGGGATGGCTGCTGCCAGAGCCCGTGGCAGATCGGGAGGCAGAATACCAAAACTTAACTCCGAACAAAAAGGCTTGTTAATAGATGCATATAAATCTATGAAGTATTCTATAAAAGAACTAGCTCGTATGTTTGGGATATGTAAGTCGAGCGTTATGAAGTATACAGAGAAAGAACGGCATGGTTGAAAGTTTTACAAAAGAAGAAATTAAATATATAGATGGTGCTTGGGATGCTATTGCTAATGACGATACCGCAATGGAAATGGCCGTCCTGTTGTCTATAAATGTGCTAGCTAGATTCGGAAGATGTGATGATATAGAAACAAAAGCATCTCAAATAAAGGCTTGGCGTTTAGGAATGGAAGGTTTACAAAATACATTGAATTCTAGAATGCTTCCACCTATACCTTTTTTAATGAAAGAAATTGAGAGACAATATGAGTAGAGAATTTACTAAATCACAATTAGAATCTTTAACGGCCATGAAGACTTATATTTCCAGCTTTGAAGGCGCATGTGCTTTTTCATCTATTGCCACTATGCAATTGAAAATTCTTACACACAATGAAAATCATGAAGAGACTTTGCAATCCATTAAAATATGGGTTTGTATTATAATGGATGTTTTGGAAAATGTGATGAACCCAGTATTTCAAAAGGATCTTGAGAAATTAATAGATGATCTGAGTAATGAATTCCCAAATGATGTTACTAAACAATCTTTGCAAGAAACCTTATTACATTGAGTAAAACACATGAAGAATTATCTGATATAGTCGAAGCTGCATAAACAGTAATGCTTTAGCTAGCTAAAGCATTGTTTGTGCTAGCTCAGCTAATGTTATGCCAGATCAAAACATACATACTTAGTTCATCAATCAAAACTATGAGCTATGTCAGATTTGTCAGACTCAATAAAGGATCTATATAGGGATATGTCAGAAGCAGAGGCAACTCATGCGGCTAACAGTCTTGTTAGTTTCTTTAAAATACTAGAGTCTATCGATGCAAGGTTAGCTCATGAAAAAAGTAATGAGCTGAAAAATGAAAATCTCGGAAGTACAAATTGAATTTATCAAGCCTAATAATGGCCTAATAGGCTTTGCTAGCTTTATTATAGATGGTAATTTTTACGTATCCAGCGAATCTATACATCCATAACCAAATGAAACACATTAACCCGCAGGCTGCAACGTAACGGATATACTAGTAGGACCACTTGAAGAAGTTTGAACAGCGCGAATCTGATCATCATAGACAATGTCCTCTAAAAATGCCACGCCATTGGCGGTAAAACTAACTAGATTGCCATTCTTATCTTTTAATGGAATCCAAGTGCTGGCTGAAATATTAGGAGGAGCTACAACTTGCAAAGCAACCGTAGCCCCACCCCAAGTCCCAAATGCTTTCACGCATGCTTTGTGATTAGAATAAGTAAAGTTTTTCGCCGTCGAGTTACCATCAGCTGTCTGCGCATTAAACAGTACAATAGTATCTGAAGACGAAGCCATACTTACCCTAGTACTTAGGATTCATCATAGCATCATCTTGCTCTAAACGAGCTTGTCTGCCATTCATTTTACGAGCATATTGGCCTTCCATAGGTTCGGTCATGTTCATCACGCCACCAATATGGAATTCTTTTACTACACCCTTTTTGTAGTCGTAGTTTTCATTTTTTGCAGGAGAATAACACCACTGATCTTTGATGCCTTCGTGTTGATTTTTGCCGAAGCTTTTAGAGATATCGTAAGAACCAGCCATGGTAACCTATTGTAAATTATATTCTATTTAGACTTTACCACATCCGAAAGTTCCGTCAATGCTTTTTGTATGTTTGGTATTTCCATCATAAAGCCTTTAATAGCATAGATAGCGCCCTTAGTATCTATAATAGCAGCTTGTAGATCTGCCATTTCTTGTTTCATGCGCTGTATCTCTGTTTCAGTTTTTGTTTCAACTGCGGAAACTTTCTTCTCTAGTTCTTCCATAGGATTACCAAGTTCTGGTTCTTTATCTTTGTAAGGAGATGGATATTTGATCTTGATCGAGCGCATGTGTTTAAACCACCCCTCGAACCCTTGATTATACATAATATCCAGCTGTGCTGCTATTGGTGGGTAAGCAGCTTGGCGTTTACGTTGATACTCACGCTTTTGAAAGTCTTCATCAAATTGTTTCCAGGCGGTATCTAACTGTTCCTTTGTAGGTTTAGGAAGATCATTATCAGGATGCCAATCTAATGACTCGTAGGTTTCTCCAGAGCTATAAATAGCTTGCGTTCCCTTTGCATACCATTCCAGTGCTTTAAAAAAATTCATTTCATAACCTATGCTACTAATGAGTTATTATTAGCTTCTTCTAAAAAGATATTAGTGATAGCGGTGTGCCCCGCGGCTGTAGGATGAGCCCAATCAAGATACAATGCATTAAAATCCGTAGCTGTATAATAAAAATAAAAATGACAAAAACGTCTATACATATCTACTGCAGCAACGCTTTCCTCATAGCCTATTTCTGCTAGCGCTACTAAATATGGAGGGAATGGCGTTATTTGTGGTGTGCTTCTACCAAGAGGCGGAGAAAAGATTACTGGCTCAATACCATTCGTTTTTAGTGTCTGCACCATGGATTTCATCGAAGCTTTAAAGGAGGCAACGCTTACACCATTATAAACATCATTTGTACCATACATAATAACACAAGCTTTAGGATTTTCAGCTAAGACATCAGCGCTTAATCTAGCTACGCCTCCTGCGGCCGTGTCATTTGTCACGCCTTTATTGACAATAGAACTGAAGCCCCGTGCTGTGCCAATTTTATAAGAGAAAATATCTGTAGGGCCTACTCCAGTTCTTACTCCTAATGTTATCGAATCACCTAAAAATACTACTTTGGACATACTACCCCTTAATTTCAAAGACTGTGATGGTGCTGGCCGTTCTTGGAAAACCAGCACTATTAGTATCCGTGTTAGAAGCATTTATAGTTACTTGTTGCCCAGCTGTTACCGATAACACTTGCACCTTATAAGTAGTCGCAGACGTAGTAGCTGGACTATCAACAAAATGAAAGCTGTTACTGTTCATTCCTGAGGCTGAGTTTACATTTAATGACGATGTACCTGCCGTCCTAGAGCCAACAGATGTACCAATACATATTGCTGTTGAACCCCTTACTAACTGATAAATTGGAGAAGTAGATGTACTTCCGCTTCCTTGCAATGTGCAAACAACCAAAATCGTGTTTGAAGCAGAACTAGGGGTGATGCTTACAGAAATACCAGTGATATCTACATACGTTCCTGAGGTAGTAGCAAAAGTTGTAGTCAGTGTTGTTGTAACAGTTTGTATAATGGAACCTGTAACCGGTACGGGCGCCGCCCAAGTAGCGTCTCCTCTCCAAAAGGTAGTAGAGCTTGCCGATGTGCCGGAGTTTAAATTAGATACAGGCAAATTACCGGTGACGCCATTAGCTAAGTTCACTTGCGCCCAAGCAGGAGCGTTAGAAGTGCCAGTGTTAGATAAATAACGAGTTGCATTAGTGTCTTTAGCTAGCATTGATACGACATTAGTCGCCGAACCATAAAGGATATCGCCTTGTGCAGTAGTAGCTGGAAATGTAAGTGTAGACCACGAAGGTGCGCCTGTAGCGCCTGATAGCAATAATTGATTGGCTGTTGCGGTGCCTGATAAAACCGCACCAGCTGTTGCAGTTGAGTAAAATATTCCGCCATTGCTTGCAGTAAGGTTGGCATTAAGGCCACCTTTAGCTAGTGGTACTACGTTATTATAAGTTGTCGCATTGCCGACGCTAGTAACATCACCAGTCATATTCGCGTTTGTAGTGACGTTAGCCGCTGTGCCTGATATGCTTATGCCCCAGGTACCTGTTGCGCCCGTGCCGGTAGTTGGTACGAGTGTCGTAGTTCCTGCGGGCAATGTTGCGTTTGTAGTCGCAGTTGAAGTTATAGTAGTATTAAAGGCGCCACTAGTAACAAGATTACCCCCGAGAGTGATAGTATTAGCGCCATTATTAATTCCAGTGCCACCGTATGTGCTCCCAATTAAAGTTCAATTCCATGTGCCGCTGGTTATAGTGCCGACACCAGCTAAGTTAGGCAGATTAGTTACCGCCGTGGTTACCAAAGTCCCTGTCGTAGGCAGCGTGACGTTAGTTGCGCCTGTGGTAGTCAGAGTTAAGGGATTTGCTCCACTTGTAGTAAATGCTCCCGCCGTTACAACTGCACCACCTAAAGTAATGGTATTGGCATCTAAGTTAGCTACCCCAGTCCCGCCCAGTGATGATAATACAGGATTAGTAAGGGATATAACATTGCCAACTTTAGTAAGGCCTGTGCCTACACTAATTCCTGCTGCTGAGTTAAATGCTGAAAAAACAATCGGGGTGGTACCTATTGTAAATGGGCCCGCTCCAGTCTCAACAAACATGTTTGTAGCGTTCACCGCGCCTTGAGAAACTATGGTATACGATCCTTCTACTACCTCATTGGCTGCTGCCGTATCATAATCAGTAGCTCGAGTAAGAATCCAGTTAGTTGCACCAGATCCAATATCAGTAACTACATAAATACCATTTTCGAAGGTGCTCACCTGGTCTTTTACTAGTACTCGATCGTTAACGGCCATAGTGACTCCATCTAACACCAGCGCTGCTTGCGTTCCTGCATTAGTAAGAGTTGCCCCCACTCCTGAAGCACCATTGGCATACGTAACCGTTAGAGCGGCAGTCGTGCCAGCTCTACAAGAGGTGCGAGGAGAAAGGCCTGCGGATAAAGAATCAACATACTGCTTTGTAGCGGCTCCAAGGGGTAAAACAGGGTCTGCATTTAAAATGAGAGCCCCAGTCATTGTGCTGCCAGTGATTAAAACTGGAGCTGGGAAAGTAACATCAGTGGATAAATTGCCAGGGTTGTCGGTAACTGTAAACCATGAACCAATAAAATTTAAAATGCTTCTTTGAGCAAGAGGGGTACCATTCTGCTCTATTAAAATTACAGCGTTTGAAAAGATGTAATTATCAAACTGGGCCATCAATACATCTCTAATGACACGTTAAGCGTCGTAGATCCGCCAGAATTGCTTTGTACAGCTCTTACTTGCTCATTTTGTATAAGATATTGTAAAGCCCTTTGGCCCGCCACACTGAAAGTCAAAATTACTCCGGTATTATCTGGCACATCAATCCATACAGGTGAGGCACTAGTCCCTGGTGCTAATGTCTGAAACTTAATATTAGCTCCCCCAAAGGTGCCCCACACCTTTACTACCGCAACTTTATTAGAATAAGGAATCGCAAATGCGGTACTGTTACCATCCGTTGTATTGTTAGAGAATAGATATACAGTACCGATATTGGACATTGTTATGCTGCATTTGGAGTTACTGAATTAGCTGCGTGCTCTGCTTCAACTGCTTGTTTAAGTGTTATATCAGCCTCAATACTTTTGAGGTTGTCTAGAATTGCTACATATGGAACTACGTTCTGATAAGGTGAGTTATAGAACACACCTAAGATTTTTTTAGCGTCTTCATAAGATATGGTAAAGTTCATGATTCCCTCCTATGGAATTACGAAATAGTTAAGTATAATTGTGCCGTTTAAGGCGTTTGTGGGCTCAGTATTATAGATAGTAAGCGTGGCTGAGTTACTCCCGGACACTACTTCTACGTTATAATTCTTACGTGTATTTGTGCCGCCAGCTCCGGTGATTATTATCTTAGATGCTGTGGTAACTTTGGTGTTTGTCCATGTGATTGCATAACTTGCTCCAGCTGCAGTAGTAAGAGCTGAAGTAGTGATCACACCGGAATAACCGCTTGCCGTTACCGCATTGGCAGCTTCAGTGCCGTTAGCAGCTACAGACAAAACAAAAGTCGCTGTTGCAGATGCTGGATCTGGGATTGTATAAGTAGTAGCTTGGCCTACCGCAGCATTTGTAAGTGTGGCAGCAAAGTTACTTGCGTTATTAGTAGCAATTAACCTAAAGCTACCATTAGCAGCTGTTGTTGGAAGTATGGTTATCACTCCAGGGACTGCCGTAAAGCCTACAGTTAAAGCCCCAGCTGAATAAAGTAGCGCTGTGCTAGTATCAAAGTCGCCTTGAGCGCTTGTAACTACCACCGAATTACCAGTCAAGCCTGTCCCACCACCACTGATGAAATTAGAGTATGCAACTTCTCTAGGCAAATACTGCCCGTTAGTTTGTCTTTGTTGAATTAGAATTTTATCAGTTGCTGCAACACTTGTTACAACTAGACCTTCGGCTCTTACGACACCAGCGCGCATGACTTAACCATTTGAATATTATGCTATAATTACTCTACACTGGAGAAAAGCAGAAATCAAACTTAAATATCAATGGGTTAGCGGAATTCTTATTGTATTAAAAAGTGGCGGAATTCTTGTTTTTATTAAACAAATATTCATCTATAGCGGGTGTTTTCTCATCTGCTTCCACTAATGCTCTTAATTCATCAAGAGGCATATTTTCATAATCTAGTTCGTCTTCTTCTCGCTCAACAAGAGCTCTCAGCTCTTCTATAGGCATACTTTCATAATCTATATCCAAAACCTCTTCCTTGAAGATGCTAGTATCTTGCTGCTTATTGATTAATTGTTGATTAGCAGTCCTTAGTAAGGACTCTAGTTTCTCAGCTTTAGCTTGTGGCGATATGCTTTTTTGAATTTGCGCTAAACGCTTATCCCACTTAGGATCAAGTATTAATTCAATCGCAGCTTTATCGTATTTACCACCGAGCACATTATCTGCTAAGTTTTTTACGGCTTGAAAACTACTACGTGGCACATTTAAAGAAGATTTAGCTTGTCCTGCTGCAGTTTTAGCACTTACTGGCTCAATTAAGTTTTTAAAAGCCTTACGCATATCTTCTAGTTTGCCTTGGGCGCTTTTATTGCCTTCTAAAGCTTCATAAAATTGCTTAAAACTTGTATCATCTGTAAGTACTTTTTTATAGAAATTAGAGCCGCCTTTGCTGCTGGAACCCGCTCTTCTTTCCAGCTCTTGCCTAACGATGGCATTCCAAGTTGCTGGATCTTCATTGCTAATTCTGCTTTTTAGATCGCTAAAAACTTTGGGATTAGTTTGCTGTCTATCAAAGATATCTTTACCAATATTCTTTATAGTTAAGTCTTTTCTAGCGGCAATCTTACCAAGAGGACTTTCTTCTATAGCTCTGACTTCAGGACTTCCTTCAGTGTAAATTGAACGTGCTTTTTTGTAGTCTGGATTTGCTGCATCGAGTTGTTCAAGTAATCTATTTTTTGAAGCTCCTAAAATCCTAACTTTGTTACTTTCTCCTTGGCGCATAGCAGTGGCTATTTGATCATCAATATAGCGTTTGCTTAAATCTAGAACTTTCGTGCTATTGGGCTTAAATCCCTGTATCTCACCTTTATAAAGGGGATCTTTCATGACGGCTTTTAATGCTTTTTCAATATTGCCATCTTGATTAAGTAAATCTTTAAAGATTTTCTCCGGAAGTAATTGGCTTTCTGCTTTGGCGTAATAAGGCTGAGCCTTTGCAATCAGACTGTTTTTTTCTTCCTGAATAATGTTATTAGCAGCGTTTCTAACTAATTGATCTGGGCTTAAAGTTCCAGATGGTTTTGGTGCAACATTTTCATAAAAAGACTCAATTGCATTTACTTGCCTTGGGCGTCTTTCATTACCAAAAGCATATAAACTTTGAGCCCCTTTAGAACTACTACCAAGTTTGCCCTGATTAGCAGCAACAAAAGGGTTGCCTGAGGCCTCAGCTGGAGTGACTTCAAATCCAAGCCTATTAGCTGCATATTTATTATCTACAGCTTCTTTAAGATCAATGCCACTTAGATTCTTTTCTGCAAATCTCTTAGGAGTAGCACTAGCTGCAATTTTACCAGCAGCAGGGATGGCAGTAGCGCCAGCTAAAGCACCTATTGTGGGAGCGAAATGATTTTCGGGAAAAGCTTGGTTAAAAGTTTCTGAACCCGCGCCAGCTGCTCCATAATTGATTAGCTCTTTTAAAGAATTAGGTGCAAGATTGCTTGCCAGCGGGACAGTGCGTGCTATTCCCGTAAAAGGCACTCCTCCTGCTACAAATTCACCTGCAGTATCTGTGACGCGTTCAAATGTATTGCGTGGTGCAGTAAGACCATTGGTGCGCTCATCAAACCATTCTCCAACTTGATTAGAAGGAGAAGGCAACGGTTGATATCCTGCAAAACCTAGTGCAGCATTAACTGGAAGATTAGCAAGATCTCCAATACTAGCAATTCCCTTAGCAGTAGATTTTGCAGCTCTAGCAAAAGGTCTCACGTATTCCCTGGTCTCTTGAGATTTAATTATGTCTGCAAGAGTTAAGTAATTTCGATTCTTCATCTCCCCGCTCTCAACCTGCGCTCTAAAACCTCTCTAGGCGTCTCTTTTCTTGTTATAGTAGGCACGACTTCTTCAGCCATTTCATTTGTTTCAAAACTACCATCCCCCCCCTCCATACTAAATTCCGCTACAACACGGGGAATATCTTTAAGAATTTCTCTATTAATACGGCCGGACTCGTCAAGAAGTGGGGCGTTAGTGATATATGCGGTAAATGCATCTTCGGCGCCATTTAGATCCTTCTTATTTACTTTAGCCCACTCACTATAAAATCTGCTTCTAGCTAATTGCTCTAAATTCTCTCTAGCTTTAGTCTTTAAAATGTCAGTGCGAGCATCTGGTTGTAATTGATAAGTAGGTAAGCCCTTTTTAACTTCTTCCTTAAATGCATCTGTTGCACGTGCTCCAGCTCCTAATATTCTATTTTGGAAAAGTTGGGAGTTAATCTTATCGATTTTTTGTTTAGCGGCCTGTCCCTTTTTAGTTAAAACAATATTCTCGCCCCAACTAGGTGCGACTTTACTAATTATACTTCCACTTCCTGTAATCGTATTTCTTCCTTCAGCCTTGTCTAATTCTTCAAATGCTTCATAGGAGTCTTCTAGTAACCTTAATTCTTTTTCTGCAGTCCTAGCGTCATTTGAAAGTTCTTTAAGTCTATTAGCATTGATGCGCATTTCACCCATGCTTAATTTAGGCTCTTCTTTCATCATTTGTCCTGGAAGTGCTCTGGCTTCTAATTCTCCAGTAGTAGGATTGGTGACCCCTTGATATCTTACTCCCCCAATTCCAGAGAAAGTATTTTGTAGTGGATTAGGGGTCATTGTTTGTACCAGAGCAGCGGCATCCTGAGGTCTCATACCCATACTTAAGAGTTGAGCTAGTGTGTTTTGAGGAGTTCCATTTGCTTCACCTTGCTGAAATAACTTGGCAGCTTGCAGTGCCATTTGCTGTTGTTGCTCCTGCTTTTGCCTTTCAAGATTTACTACTTCCTGATCTCGAAACATCTTTGCAGCCTGAACATACGCATCTTTAGGCATTACACCGCTAGCAATTAACTGACCTGCAAGACCTGCTGTATTCATTTGACCAGGACGCACTCCTTCGGCTTGTAAGCGTTCTTGATTTTGATTCCAAATATCACCTAATGAGTCAAACATAATTAAAACCATCTTCCTTGTTGTTGCATTGGCTGAGGTCCATAACCGCCATAGTTTGTATTAAGAAACTGTTGTATGCCACCGCCAATCCTTGAGAACATGTTGCCTTGTGCTTCAATAGGTCCGGTTGACTGTCCCCCTCCCAAGTAAGGAGATACTAACTGGTTATAGCCCATTGCCTGGCCAATATTCGGATTATTTATAAACCTATTATACCCGCTAGCATTATTGAGTTGTTGTTGATGATAGTTTTGGAATGCCTCACCTGCCCCAGCTTGTTGTCCAAGTGATTGATTGCGTAAGTTTAATGCATTTTGTTGAGCGCGATTTTCTAAAAAGCCTGCAAGTCCTGTTAGGCTGTTCTGTCTCTCATTTTCGAGTGCATCAAGCCTAGATTGAAACCCTTGAGATGTATGACTATTAACTCTGGAGCCAAGTCCTGCACGCTGTTCTTGGATTCTTCTAGAGTTGAGATCAAATCCTTTGTTGAGTTGTTGCTCCATAGCTTTTTTCTCAGCTTTATAAGGCATCATGTACTGTGCTAGGCCCTCTGGAGAAAAATCAGCTTCACCCATTTGCCTGTATGCTTCTTGCTGATAAGGATGCAACTCTGCTTGAACGCCAACTTGCTCTAATGCTTCGTTAGGGTTCATTCTCTGAAGTTGTGCAAGTGCAGCATTATATAATGGATGGTCTGGTGTTAATCCATACTTCTGATAAAGCGCGCGCGCATAAGGGCTCGTTGCAGTATTAGCATTTTGGAATACCTGGCCAATACCTCTTTTCATATAATCAGGTAAAGTCTGATATCCACTTTGGCTCATTTGAGGAATGCCGGTTCCTTTTTTCTTACCGCCAAATACATTGCCTAAAACGCTTGCGCCTGATAGTGCTGGACCAATATATGGAACTGCTGCCGCTAACATAACTTACCTACCTAAAATGGACTTAATATTGCTTGTCTCCATTCTAGAGTACCAGCATTATCAATTAAAATATACTCGAAATTTGCGTCTAACACTCTGTCATATATAACATCTTGCGCTTGAACGTCCGCAGAATTTACGGGAGCAACCCTATCGGTTCTAAGTCTGCCCTTTATATAAAACCCTGTTAATGATCTCGGAAGATTGCGCATCTGCGCTTCTAAGAATGCAATCCTACGTACGGCCTCTTCAATTGTATTAAACTCATTATCAATTGTATTAAAAGGGCTGCGCGCTTGATTTATCATGGTTACCTCGGTGTAGTCACTCTAAGCTCTTCAAAGAACTTCTCAAATCTAAAGCCTATTTCATTATTAAATTCAAATGTGTACTGACGTTGCCTGCCATTAGCACGCACCTCTAACTTTTGCGTCGTGTCGTATATCGGGTATGGCCCAAAAGTACGCGGTGTTAATTGCCCATCATATTCTTTGGTGTCGATGGATAGATTGCACAACAGCGCATTTGTCGAGGGGGATCCTATAGGTAATACCATTGTACTTGGAACTATCCGCAAGATTTGTTGCATATACTCCCCAGTATCTATGATGTTATAATTAGAGGTCAAGCTACCTGCCATGTTAGCTCCATCATCAGAATAATTACCCCTAGATTCATGTACATACAAAGTGCTATCGAGTGCAGGGTTACACTGACCAAAAGCCATATATTGGTTTCTATTGGCATTATTAGGGTTTTCCGAAGCGGTTCTAGAGAGCTGTCCATTAGTAAAATGTCCTTCTTCCCAATTCCAAATCACATAATTATTAGGCTCTTCAGACCCTGCAAATGGTGCAAACCACCAAACTTCGTTAAAAGCCACGGATTTATGAGAAAAGCTGTGATAAAAACTACCTTGATTCACATTACTGAAGAACCATTCGTTCAATGTATTATTAGGTATCACCGAAGCTATAGAGCCATTATAAATGTAGAAGTTCTCCTGGCCCAACCATACCACATTATCTTGTACACTTGTAGCGGCCTTGGGCCCCATTAAACCATCAGAGGTCATAATATCTTCAATCAACCATACATCTGGGGAGCCTATAAACGTCATCTTGTGAACGCTATTCTCAGTAAAGATTACATATTGGCCTTTGCAATACTCGCTAGTTAATAATCTGCCTGCAGATTTGAGGGTCTCATTAAAGAAGGTAATCGCGGGCGATACTGTCCATACCGCTATATCACTACTAGAAGTAATGGCATTAACGGCACCTGCCGCTCCAAACAACACTATTTGATCATTCATAACTGCAACGTAGTTTATAGCCGTGGGTATACTCCCAGCCGTTTGTAAGACGGGAGCTGTAGCTATGTTGCCGCCCCATAAGTATAAACCAGATTGGTTCCCTGGAGTAAGCACTACTCCATTGTTAAATTTGTCGAACGACCATATACGTGGAGCAAAATATCCGCTTGTAAACACTTTAGGGGTGCCATATGTGCCAGCACCATATAAGCCACCTCCATATCCCAAGCCGGTGTTGTATGCACAAACTCCCGCTGCAATTTGCCCTTGTACAGTAGTGGCGCCCCCTCCGGCTGCAGTAGCCGATGAAGTCGCGTAGTTGCCAGAAACATCTGCTTGTGTAGAGTAATACGAATAAGCATTTACAGAAACATTTCTAATAACTGCCTCAATATTGATATCTCCCGCGGCAAAACCCCCAAAACCTGCAGCCGCTAAGATTTTAACTCTATCTCCATCTGCAAATCCATGAGCTAATTGAGCTACAGAAATTACCCTAGTTGCTAAATTCACAGCAGCACCCCCTCCGGTCGCGGTAGAGGTGGCATTTGTTGCCGAGCTGCTTTGATAAGTGATAGTAGCAACTCCTACAGTCGCTATTTGAAATGCACCATTAATATCAGCGGCCGCGATTCCTCCTATAGCCCCAGGTACACCACTAATTGTAATAAAATCACCCACTTTAAATAACCCAATAGCGAATGGAGAGACGGCAACTGTGATTGTCTTAGTATCAATGGTAGTAGTAATGGGATTATTAGCAAATACGCCATAATTAGTAGATAAACTGTTGGCAATTGGAGTAGTAGCTGTAACCAAAGGAGTAATATTGTATAAATTGCCCGATTCATAACTATAAAGTCTGGTATCAGTCCCTATCAGCATATGCTCTACACCACTTGCATCAAAGTAAGCCCAAATAGAACGCACTACCCCATCTAATCTTTGGTAATTGCCAGGTATAACTTGTTCCCAGCCTCCTATTTTTTGAGGATAACTGCGATAAAAACGTATTTTATCCGCATCTGTCCACTGAAAGGTGGTATAAGACTTATCATCTTTGTCGACGCCAGGTGGAATATCAATCGGATTGCGTCTACTTGTAAGCATCACACCCCTGTAAATACAAAGTAATTCCCTGCAAATAGTGTTGGCTGCATGTTGTTATGAGCAACATTACCTCCGATATTTCTAATTATACCGCTATTACCACCTAAGCCGCTTCCTGCTGTGCTTTGAATTCCGCTTGCGCCGCCGGTTATGGAAAAACTAGCTTGAGCACTTGCAGAAGTGATAGGATCTGGTAACTCAGAACTAATTAGGGTGTGAGTTTCTTCGCCTAAAGATGTACCAATTGTACGAGTTGTTAGCCCTGGGCCTGCACCTATAGCACCTCCGACGCGACCACGCATATCCGGTATATTGAAAGTAGTAGATCCATCGCCGTCCCCAAATGGATAGCTTTGTGCGAAATAAACTGCATCAAGAGCAGAGTATGTTGCCCTAGATATCGCAGATCCATCACATATAAGCCATTTGCCGTGATTTGAAGAGATAGATGATTGCTTAAGATCTCCTATTTCAAAACCGTCCCCAGATCCACTAACGGGTGTGAAAGTATTGTTGATGTTGTCTATTTCACCAATCTTTATCCAAGTGGTGGTGCCGCTATTATAAACATTCCAAATCCAAGGATTAGTGGTGCTATCTATCCACATCGTACCCGATTGCAATTCAGCAGGCGGGGTCGCGCTTATAAAGGTGTTTGTAAGTCTACGAAGGAAGCTATCTTGGCTAATCAAGTTTTTGTTAAGCCCTAAATCCGGACTCCCCCAAATATTGGCATCGCCGCCTACGGTTGGGAGAATCCAGTTGAAATTGACCGTATTTGTAGACATGCTAAATACTCAATACATTGTTGTTTTGTCGTAAATTATTCTTACGCATTAGGTTCTTTTCGAAATCTATAGCCGCTAAGGAATATGTAGTCGCAAGCTCAGGGGACTGTAATGTGTCATGATAGAAACGTTCCATCGCTTTCATACGCACAAGATCAACTGTTTCATCATTGAACCAAATTGAGGTGTCTTCATCTACCGATGGATAAAATACGTCCTTTTGATAGTAATAAAGAGTGAACACCGTATCTCCTGAAGCAAGAGGGAAGATATAAAAAGTATCATTGAAGATAGCATATTTCTTAGGCACGCCTTGCTCTGCACTATTGTCATAGTACGCAAGTACTTGGGGCAAAGTATCATTTATAAAGCCTTGTCTAAGGCTGTATAGGGTGTTGCCAATACTGAATTGCACCGCAACAAGAGAGCTAAAATCTGCTGGCAGGGATGTACTAAATTCTTGATCTAAAATGGTAATAGTAGAGGTGGTTTTAAAAGCCCAATAAAGAGCTGATTCCATATATTTAATGGCAGTAACTATGGCTCTCCCTACGGCGGTTTTATAGGTACTAGTAGAAACGCCGCCATTTAGGAGTGTGGAAGCGTCTCTATTCGTATCGTCTAAAATCTGCTGTATGAGTTGACCAAAGTTAACTGCCATTAGCTACCTGTATTAATTTTCATCAGTACAGTAGAAGCTTACTTTCAGGCGAATAGTACCTGTAGCAGCTGCTGTAGCGATCGTGCCACCAAGTGTCATAACCAATCTAGGCGCAGTTCCAGAGCCGTAGAGGTAGTTACTACCAGTAGAAACAACACCCGCGGTTAAACCTTGAGGAATGTTAATGCACTGGCGTATTTGGTAGGTTGCTGATGTAATACCGGTTACGCCCATAGGAGCTGCATCGATGAATCTATTAGCATCAGTCGCGTCACCCACTTCAAATGTACCGGTTGGTGTGGCATTAGTGTCAAGCCGTGGGGCAATAACTTCCACTTCAGCAATACGAATGCCGTTGGAAGGTAATGCTCCGGCTGGAGTAGTAAAGGTATCGCCCGTTACCACAGCTCCAGCTAAAGTGTACTGGAACTCGATCGTATAGAGCTGACCAACGGATGTTCTCGCTGGAAATGAACTATCTGGCGTAAGTGAAGAAAAAGCATATGCTGTCATTTGTTATCTCCTATATTGCACTATAGTTAACAGAAACAATCACAGCGTTATCGTTGCTATTGAAGACTACTTTCTTAATTCCGAAAATACCCATCATCGCGATACGTTGTAAATTGCCTACGTCTTGGAAGTCAGACTTGATTATAAAGCCTGCAACATCAGCTTTCCCATCTGTGTAACCTTTACCAAACGCAATACCACCAGCATCACGGCCAGTGAAGATGTTACGTCTAGAGTTGGCAACAGCCGCGGAAGTACCAGAGTCAACACCATTAGGTATCTTGTCAGAGTTAAATACGCGAGTTTGAGAGAAGATAAAGCTACGTTGCATTTCGCCTTCGCCACGACCAGAAGTAATCAACGCTTGTTGAATATCCCTGTATTGCAGAGAAGCTGAAGCATCTGTTAGCAAATCCATATAAGATTGCGTATGGCAATAATAATGATATTTGATTTCAGAAGTTTCAGAAAGTGGACGAATATACGGACGAGCTGTTTGCGCTATAGTTTCGCAAGTCAGAATGTCGGTAAGCTTTGCAGTTGCAGTTGTATCAGCGGCTACTGCTTGGTCTGTAGTCAAAGCATTAGGTCTGATAATACGAGTTACACCAGCAGTAGTAGATGGCGCCACAGCCGCATTTAGCCCCGTAATCTTAAGTCTATCATTGCCAGAGTATGCTACACTATCATATGTGATAGTAGTTGCAGTGTTACCAGCGAGCTGATTGAATGCACCAAGAAGACCACGAGTTTTCATCCATTCTGATTCAACACGATATGTGTCTTCTGGAATGTCATAAAGTACACGCTGAGCATCAATGGTGTATGCAGCAGGGTTTTCCACTACAATACGTAGTTGATCAATGTTCACGTTATCAGTGAAATATGTAAGTGCTGATTCAAGACCTGTAGCAGATTGCATGCCAAGAAGACCTTGGTCTGTAAGTCTGTTCAAGAATGAAATAGTTACGCGGTCGCCCGCAGTTTTAGAAGTGTTGTCAACGCGGCGCAGAGTGCCAGCCTTCATCATTTGGCCAAGCATTTCTGTGTCAGTTACAAAGTCATATAGGGTCCTTTCTGACCATAACTTTACTACCGATGCCGAGTTGGTATTAAACGTGGTTACTGCCATGTTGAATGTCCTCGATATGGTTGAAATATTTTTATGTATTTCTTGCCGTATACGAGGTGGTTTACCGAGGATACCTTAGCTCGAACCTTTTAAAGAGTTGCTTATCTCTGTTGGCTGTATCGTCGCCCTGATGCAAGTATGGCTTCGCCTATATTCCCTAACTTGTTATAAAGAGCCGAGAACAAGCAAAGCCGTATATATTACAATAACTTACTTGCGTTTTAGGAGCAACAATTATTTAGCCTCTTAAACGATCGATCATCTTATGAAAAGACTCAGGATTTACTCCCGATAAAAGATTGCCTGATTTATTAAGCGCAGCAGCTATGTCAGTAGGTATACTAGCAAAGTTACCACTATTGCCCAAATTACCAGTATTGGCGCTGCGCTCCATGTTCCTCGAGATTGCCTCAATATTTTTAGTCGGGGAGGCCTTGGGTTGTGTTTTAGTTGCGGTATAGCCATAATTTTTTGCCATTTTATAAATTGTGTCAGCAGCATTTTTACCGCTGTTTAAAGAGCGCGTTAATACATCACGCAATTTAGCTCCAACATAATCATTAGCCGCCCTTTCATCACCTAGTAAATCTTTTGCAATGTTGAATTCCACATCTTGAACATGTTTCATAGCATCTTTAAAATCTGGGTGCTCTTTAGAAAATGCGGCTTCTTGAGCTGTCACGATATTATGCATTTGCATTTCAGTTGTACGCGCTTGTGTCTCAGCGGCTACGTTTGCTAGTTGCATTTTTAGCGATTCTATTTCACGCTTAGCATAATTATAAGTATCGGTATCTAATGGATCTATATCTTCTATTGGGGGTGTCTGGCTTTGTAGCGATTGTGGTGCTTGTTGATGCATATTGGTGAGCATTTCGAGCTGCGTCTCGAAGCGTATACGCTCTTCACGTTCTTTAATAAGCTGCGCCTCTAAACCTTTGCGCTTTTCGATTTCCTGATTAAAGCGTGATTTCGGGATTAAATGTCCTTTGGCTTCTAGTTCTGGCTCGTTAGATTCCATTTGCTCAGAATCTTGGGGTGTTTCATGCTCTTCGTCGGCGCCCGATAAATCCTCGATAGTTTCGCTTTCGCGGGTTGCATCTTGTACATCTTGCGGGATTTCCTCGCTAGGCGCGGCATCTTCTGGCTCAGAGTGAGACTCCGCTTTTGCAAGAGCCGCACGGAATGCGCCTTCGCTACCTAATACAGCTGAGTCCAGTGGTGTTATTCTGCCTTCTTGTGGTATACTATCAGTCATAATTCTCCTATAATTGCTGATTAAATATTGCTGCTATACGCTTATCCATTTGTTGTTGGCTTAGTTCTGCTATTTTGGCTATTTCAGATGCCGCTCTTGCCTCAGTGAGGTTGATATCAGCAACATTCTTAAAGGGAGCGTAACGCATAGTCTGCTCCTTTTCCATAGCTTCCATAGTCAACTTGTACGCCGAAGCTGCTTTATAGTCGGCTTCAGTAGTAAGTAAGCGTTGATTGATTGGGTCTGGCTCAGGTGGAGGTGGTGGTTGTATCATCGCTTTAAGCTCTTTAACTACCGACTGCTCGAATGGCGCATACTCAAGAATAAGTGGCATCAAATCTACCGGATTTGGCTTGTTAAGCATTACACTTTGCATCTCAAGTAGTTTTATAAAGGTGTTTTCTTTTTGATCCGGAGACATTGGCATTTCTTCAACTATCACGTCGTATTCTGCAGCAATATTGTCTCTTAAGAGCGGCACGTATTGCTCGTTCACCTCACCCAGCACATTATGTATAAGCCTTCCTTCATTATTTTCAGCAAGCACCCTTACGCAATCTATATAAAGGCGTGCCTGCTCTTGTAAATAAGCTCTACGCGCATCAAAATAAGTGCTGAGAGTGGTAAGTCCTTGCTTGATTTGTTGGCGCATATAAGCGCTATTCTGCTCTTTAGAATTCATCATTCCCATAAGCTCAGGAGTAACGCCGCATACTGACATAATCTGTGCGTCTGCGTATTGAATCATTTCTAGCATGCCTTGAGGTAGCGGAGGCGCTACCTTTGGCATAACCTTACCACCAGACAAGGCACTGGGTTCAAATATAGTGACTTGCTTGGCTTTGGTATAGGTATCTAGGAATCCTTGAATGTCTGATACAGCATCACGCTCTATGTTAACGCCGCCCTTAGGAATAGTATTAAGATATCCTTGATAATCGGATATCGCTTGATTAAGTAGCCTTTGCGGAGCTTTGCAAGACCGTAGGAGGCCATAATCGTATTGGCTAAGCTCCGAGAAGTCTCCAGTCATGAACTTGATTGAAAAGCCGTCCTGAGAGTAATTCTCAGATTTACTAACCACATTGTTCCCAGTGATAATAGCTCTATAGTACTTATACATGTATTGCTTGGCATATGTCACTTTAATGCCAAAGAACTTCATAGCTTCACGGAATTGGCTATAATCAGCTTTGTGCTCAATGGCAAAGGTCTGATCTAGCTTCGGATTGAAGTTATATTTGTCTGCATAGTAAGCCATAGTGGCATCAAGCATGGTTACAAACTCTTCGACGCCGTCCATTGTCATGATGCCACTTTCAATAGCCAATTGCGCGGGATCAAGCTCTCTAAATGGGTTCATAACCTGATAGAAAGGTTTTTTCTTGCGCCATTGGTATTCGTATACTACGCCAAGCTGTTTAACTGCTAGCACTGCTTGGAAGAACTCTAGTATTCGCGCGTCTAAGGCGCTGGAATATATATCATTGAAGTATTCAACACCGTACTCTTGCCGAATGATATCTCGGTTCACCACCTTGAGACGTACTACGTAATCGCTATCCATCTTATTCTTACGCCTGGCTGCTGGATCCCAAAATAAGAATGCAGGCATAACCCGCTCTACCTTAAACTCACCATCATGTGGTGGCTTACTATAATCCATAAGGGTATCTGTTGCACCTACGCCACATATAAGCATATCTTGAAAGGCTAGAGTATACTCTAGATCTGCATCTGTCTTTTGTTCTATGTACTTCACGGCGTTATTAAGCACATCATTGAAGCCATTTTGCTCTTGATCATTAAGTCTAGGGATATACTTAACGTTTAAGCGGTTTTGGATTTCAAACCCAACTATAGATTGGATTACTGGTTTAACTCTGTTTATAGAGATAATAGGCATCCCATTGGCATTTTGTCTCTCTATATCATCTTTGCACCATTGATCGCCTTCATAGACTGCAAAAGACTCTCGTACTTCGATCTCGCGCCAATCTTGTTCGATCATTAAGTTTTCATTGATGCGCTTTTCCATTTCACGGATGATTTCTTCATCATCTTCCATGCCCAGCAATTCTTTTGGCTCATCAAGCAACATCTAAGTAATGATTTATATTTCAATGCCTTAAAGATTATCCCACTTTTGTATGGTTATCAAGGAATTGTATATATATCAATCTAGTAACTTAGTATAGCCGTCGTCTCGCTTTTCTTCAGTTTTGCGTTGCAACTGCATTACTGCTAGCATTGCTATAAGCGTAGAGTTTTCGAGTGAATCCATACGATCTTCTACACCCTCAAGTCTTTCAGCCTGATCTTTAACCATCCGGTCTAATAGGTATACGCGCTCTTCTAATCTTATAAAGTCAGTCATGTTTATGCTCTGTATTAACGCCAATATTGGCATAGATTAAATCTAACGAATCTTTTTGGGCTTTAGCAATATCATAATCTTGTAGATCGTATTGAGTAACGACACCTTTATCGTTTAATACTGTTAGCAGGTGATGCAATAAATAAAGAGGCGTCATTACTTTTCCTTCGTAATGCGTTTGCGACTAATCTTCCGTTCTGGTTTAAGCGTAATCACCGGATCTGCTGTCGGCTTAAATCTAACGTTAGCTAACTCCTCGAGATCCAGTGCTAATGTCTTTATAATTAGCTCGTTTTGTTCAACTATTTTTAATGCTTCTGAAGCTATCCATTTTATGGTCTTTACTTCATTTTCAATGTTATCTAGGCGAGCCTTTATATCATCAATAATTTGTTTAAGTGGATTGGGATGTTGAATCATTTGATTCCTCGGATGAAGATAAAAAGACTTGTTGGCAATTCCCCTCGGCTAAAGTACGTTGCAATATAAATGCGTCACACATCTGTTTTAGTTTTTCTGAGAAAGCTTTAGAGAAGGCTTCCCATTCTTTTTGAATAGCTATGATATCTTTATATTCATCGTATTCTATTTTGAAATTTGTATCTTTATTCATCTATACAACTCATAATAATTGATAGTATTGTGTCCTGGGTACTGTATTGTTATATCGCATAAGCGGCTCATAGCGTCAAGCAAATCATCATGTAAACCAACTGGAAAAGTAGAATATTCTTGTACGACAAAATCATTGATCACATCTATGAGTTGGTTCTTGTAGTTGTTCTTGTAAAGTGTTCTAGGCATAAAAATCTTGCGATCAGCAAAATAAGATATCAACCGCCTAATGCGGTCCTCTTTAGAAACTCTGCCACCAACCTCTTGAATGTGGAATCGGTAGTTGCGATCATCCATAGCTTTACGAAGCCAGTCAGCATCGCATTGCATGCCATATTTCTCGTAAACTACAGATTTAGGTTTATATTTTTGATGCAATTCAAATAGCTTATCTTCTCGCTCTCTGACATTTAAACGGTCACGCACAAGGTCGACTAGGTATAAATTACCATCACCTCCAGCGCCCATAACAACCATGGCTGTATAGTCAGAATCTTTACCTTTAGAGTTAGCAGGATCCACGAAGATATAGTAGTTAAGCGTACCAGGTGTAAGCGCATCATAGTACATAAGCCATTCACTACGGAACTCTCCCCCGCCCTCGGGACTTGGGCGCTGCTGGTATTGACCAGAGAAAGCATAAGATCCAACTTCATTTTTAATTCGGTCTATTTCATCTTTATCTATTCGTCCTGGGTGTAAAAGCTCCCCAGTCTTGCGCTCGACGGTTTTCCATCCCTTACTAAGTGTCTCGTCTTTTTCAGCAATCATTGGTAAACACAAATGCTCCCAGCCTCCTTTAGCAAGTAAATGCCCTGTCAGGTCTTCTTCATGTAAGCGTTGCATGATGATTATTATGCAACCTGTGCGCTTGTCGTTAAGACGCGTGGAGAAAGTTTGATCAAACCATACGTTGGCTGACTCCCTAAATGCTGTTGATTCTGCTTGCTGTGCGCTTACAGGATCATCAACGATGAGATATTGACCACCTTCACCAGTAGCGGTGCCTCCCACACTGGTAGCTATCCTATGGCCTCGCTGCGTAGTGATGAATTTGCGTTTAGTATTTTGATCTTCGACTATCTGCGTTTGAGGGAAGAGCTCTTTATACCATGCCTGTTGCATAACTAGCCTGCAATCCTGAGCGTGTTTAAAACTTAAGTCTTGTGAGTATGAAGCGCACATTATCTGCTCACCTGGATTGTGTCCCAAGAGCCATGCAGGGAACGCTACGTTAACGCTTATGGATTTAAGATGCCTTGGTGGGATGTTGATAATAAGCCGTTTAATCTCGCCGCGCTGACACGCAAGTAAATACTGAGCGATTAGATCTATATGCCAATTATGTTGATAGTTAGCAGTTGGCGAGACTGTGTTGACTACCTGCTCCGTGAAGATTGATAAGTCCCCACGCATGAGTTTATAGAAGTTATCCAGCGTTGGTTCCATCCTCACCTAGTAATTTGGTATAGGCTAACGCCCAGTTTCTACGTTCTTCTACGTTAGTGGCATGCACCATATAATAAAAGATCTCATTGATACTAGAGAGAGCCTGTGCTCGTTTTAGGTC